TTCTGAAATCATTTGGCAAATCTGTGACACATTTGCCTGCGAGACAAACTCAAATTTTACTTTTCCCATTCCACTGAACCAAAGTTCCAGTTCACTATCTAAGTCAAGAACTCCAGCGGTTTCTACAGAAAACGCCTGAATTTTGCTATATGGAAGTGAAGTAAAATCTTTCTTTTTCCCTGTTACGCCTTGGACATTAATTGCAATAATTCTTTTGTTCGTGAAAACCACACCGTCTCTCATTCCGCGGTATGTGCCGAGGATTCCTTCCCCGCTTACAAACAAAGGGGCAACCATTGCTTCGAAGTCTGAATTCGGTACAGGTTTTAATTTCATAAAGCTTGCGTTATTAAAGTCAATCATTTTAGACGCTCCTTTTATGTTTCCTACTAGCTACAACCAGTGGGAGAGTTTTTATTGCACGGTAATATTAAATGTATAATCTTCTATTGATTCGTCCCAGTTGTCTGAATAGCCCTCAAAAATAATCTGAAAGTCGGATTGATTCATTGCGGGGAAAGCTATAACTCCCTGTGTAGAAGCACCTGGCTGCAAATCTGTCTGGATTTCAGGGTAATCCGCTCTATAATTTCGTTCTTCCTCATATTGTTTTCCATCTTGCACAATCTTAGTGTTGAATGAATAAACGGAAAAACTAGAGCTGCCGTTATTCTGTATAGATACGTAAACACGGGTTTCTTTTTCTGCAAATTCCACTTTATGTACGGTAACCGAATATCCATATTGATCCTGTGTAACGCCGCTTAACTCAACGGTTTTTAAGGAGGGGGCGGCCGCTTCAGCATAGGAAACAATTTCAATGGAATCCGCTAAAACTCTGGGAGCGGAGATAATTCCACCGAAAGCATTGTATCCTCTGTCCTCTCCTTGTACAACACCGGTAACCCTTACATAATCGTCAACGGCAACCAAAGCCTCGTCTGACTGATAAGCAATGACAGTATTGCGGTCACTATTTTCTATATCAGTAAAGATTTGGAAATACATCACATTTCTATCTTTTTCAGGATTTTGGAAAACTCGTCCAGTCAGCGTTACACGTCTTCCCTTGAACGCGCCTGGGTCAGTATATAATTGATCGATTTCCGCTTCCGTTAACTCTGCCGGAGCCTCGGAAGAAACGATTTCTGAAGTAGTTCCGGCTATTCCTGAAACGGCGCTGCCATTGTTTCCATTAATGGCGGTGGCAACGCCAATAATCATAACAATGCCAATAAGCAATAAGATAGAGGCTAAAACAATTAAAAGAACGCCCCACCACCTTAAACCACCCTTTTTTGGGGGCTGATCCGCATACTCAGGTGTGTTATATGGTGGCTCATATTGAGGTGCTTCCGGCGCGTACTGCTGCGGTGTGTTTGGAATACTGGGGGTAGAAACTGGGGCTTGTTGTTGCGCCTTATATCCGCAGTTAGGACAAAAATTGAAATTGTGTTCTGTTCCACAGTTTGGGCATTTCATAATATGACCCTCCTAAATATTGACAAATCTATAGTATCTTCGTCAAAGTATCCAATAATTGCCGTTGCAAATTCGGGAATAAATTTTATAAAACCTCTTGATTTTAAATTTTTGTGTGCTATAATAAAGACACAAATACAGAACTAATGTTTGTTTATCAAGAGGAGTGGCAGAATTGAAGAAAAAGACGGATGACACAATTGATAACATTATTAGGATAATCCGAAGAAATGAACCTGATTTTGCAAAGAAGATATTAACTTATGCCATTCTTCTTGAAAAAGCAAAACTTTCAAAATAAGCGCTGGGCATTACTGCCCGGCGTTTTCTTTTTTTGAATACCTTTTTAAAATGCCGTCCACCAGGTCTCTGATGGCGGCTTTTTTGTCGTTCGGTAAATCCCAATAGGCCATTAAAATTGATTTGATTAATTCGTCGTCAGAAACCTGTATTTCTGTCATGACACGAATAAAGTCAGCATCTTCAGACAGTTGTATAAACATATCGCCTTCGCCGGTTCTCAGCCAGTGTTCGGATACATTAAATTCGCGGCAAATAGATGTAATAACAGCATCAGATGGAACTCTTAAGCCGGTTTCATAACTTGTTACTGTATTAGGTTTTATTCCCAGTACTTGCGCGAATTCCGCTTGCTTCATATTTTTATATTTTCTTATAGCTTTAATTCTATCTTTCAAACTTTATCCTCCTTTCATGCCTTAATTTTACATCTAAACTTTTACTATGTCAATATTTTTCTGTAAAAAAGCATTGACAATACTTACTAAGTGATGTACAATATAGACACAGTAAAGAAACGTTCTTTGAAAGGGGCTGATAAAATGAAAAAAATTCCTGGAGTGGACATGGAAAAAGCTGCTGACTTGGAAATATTAGCTGAAAAACTTGTCATGGTTCCCAAGGAAGAGCTTATTTACATATCTGGGCGTGTCGATTCTTACGCAGATATGCAGAAGCGAGAGAAGATTTCGCCGGGCAACGAAAAGGAAGCGGGGTGAAGGATTGAGGACAAGTAAAAGAAAAGCTCCTATTGGGCCACAACAGGAGCAAATCGAGCATTTGGAATTCTTGACTTTTATATTATGCATTTTGGTCAACACTCTCACAGTCACTGTTTTATTGTTGTCCTATAGATTTAATAGTTTTCGTGATTTTATCATTGATATTATTTACCAGCAATCCGTTATTTTCCAAAATCTGAGTAAGATCTTGTGTTGAAGATAAGAAAGCGGGGTGAGGACATGGAAATCACAATCAAGGCCGAGCCAAAAGAAATAGCTTGCCTTATGGCTATGCTACAAGAGGAGCAAACAGAAATTATAGCATACCCCAACGGGAAAGAAATACACCGTAAAACCAATCCGGTTAGAAATGACACTGAGATTCGGAACGGTGTAGCTGAAAGTATAACAGAAACCGTTAATAAGGCGTTTAAAGAAATCTATCATACCGACAAACATGTATAGGACAATCCGACAAAAACATACCAATTACAAGGAGGTGTATCAATATGGCGAGAAAAAGTACGATGGTGACTAGTATTGACGAAATCGTAGGCTGGAACAAAATGGCAGATGGAAGAATCCTCAGTAATGAAGAATTTGACGGGGAAAACGGACACCCTGTCTATTTGTGTCCGGAAACCGAATCTTTTTTCCGTCTATTACTTAACCATCGCATGGAAAAAATGCGAACAGCCCAATTAGAGAAAGAACGCAAAGGCTTATAATGCAATTCTCTGCGGCTAACCCCCGCAGGAGGCCAAAAGGAGGACAAGCATTTGAACGCAGACGACAGAGAAAGAGTTCGGAAAATAGTGGATCAGGACGGTTGGAACATCATTTGGATAGGTGCAAAAATGCCATGTGAGTTTCTTGATGAGGAGGTTGAACTTCTCTATGAGGATATGGACGGCCAGCCTTGTATTTGCTATGCGATTTATACCTATGACAAAAGCGGATTTTACCATCACCCATATTTTCAGAGAAAATCCGACGGCGCAAAAATGGTTCGGTGCATTGCATGGCGTAAATCTCTTAAAAAGGCGTAAAACCATAAAGGAGGACAAGCACATGAACACAGAAATGACAGTGGCGTTTATCGTTCTGGCGGTATGGAGCGCTGTATTCACAGCGGCATATATTGGCGAACGGTACCGGAACCGGAAGCTGAGGAACGCTTTAAAGAAGAAAAGGAGCCGGTACATAAGAGAGGTGAGTTATGGAAATGAAACAATCCATCTGTGACAAAGACTGCTTTCACTGCCGTTTTTCAGATTGTGTTAACCACTACGGCCCATATACTGAGGCGAAAGACATTAAAAAGGCTTTGAATGGGCAAAAGAAAAGCCGCCCTCGCGACTGGCATCACGAAAAAGCGGCACACAAAAAACAACTGAATATATTTTAAACCAAAACAGGAGGTTTGTCAAATGGTTAAAATAAACAGTCTGGAAATTGAAAACGTAAAAAGAATAAAAGCAGTAAAAATTAAACCTGAAAAGAGCGGATTAACCGTAATAGGCGGCAAAAACAATCAAGGGAAAACCTCGGTACTGGACAGTATAGCCTGGGCATTAGGAGGAAACGGCTTTAAACCATCTCGGGCTGCCCGGCAAGGCTCTGTTATTCCTCCCCGGCTTCATTTAGTTATGTCCAATGGTCTGGTTGTTGAACGGAACGGCAAAAACAGCGATCTGAAGGTGATTGACCCCACCGGACAGAAAGGCGGACAGCAGCTTTTAAATGAATTTGTAGAACAGCTGGCGTTAAATCTTCCTAAATTTATGGAAGCGTCTTCTAAAGAAAAGGCCCGCGTACTTTTACATATTATCGGCGCAGAAGAAAAGCTGGCACATCTGGAACTTCAGGAACAGGAATTATATAACCGCCGGCATGCTATCGGACAAATCGCAGACCAGAAATCTAAGTTCGCGAAAGAAATGCCATACTTCACCGACACGCCTAAAGAGCTGATATCCGTAATGGAATTAATTCAACAGCAACAGGAAATTCTGGCAAGAAACGGAGAGAACCAGCGCAAAAGAGAAAATCTGAAACGTCTGGAGTTCCAGGCGGAAAATCTGAAAAAGCAAATAGAAGAATTAACGGAAAAAAAGGCTGCGGTAGAATCTGATCTGGAAACCGCCCGGAAATCCGCCGAGAACCTTCACGATGAATCCACTGAGGAATTAGAGCGGAATATTAGAGATATTGAAACCATTAACCGGAAGGTGCGCTCTAATTTAGACAAGGAAAAAGCGGAAAAAGACGCTGTAAATTATCAGGAGCAATATAAAACGCTGACCGCACAGCTCGATAAAACCCGGCAGGAAAAAACAGAGCTCCTGCATAACGCAGGGCTTCCTCTTCCAGGGCTTTCCGTGGAGGACGGAGAACTCACTTATCAAGGCCAAAAATGGGATAATATGAGCGGAAGCGACCAGTTGCGCGTTGCGACGGCTATTGTACGAAGGCTGAACCCCCAATGCGGCTTTGTTCTTTTGGATAAGCTGGAACAAATGGACCTGGACACTTTAAATGAATTCGGCGAATGGCTGGAACAGGAAGGGCTTCAGGCAATCGCCACACGCGTCAGCACCGGAGGAGAATGCAGCATAATTATCGAGGACGGATATGTAAAAGGTGAAGAAACGCAAGAGGCAGACAAACCCAAATTATGGAAGGAAGGCACATTTTAATGAATATCATTCGAGGAAAAATACCGTCGGCGCAAAAGGTTGTAATTTATGGTCCTGAAGGGATCGGGAAAACTTCATTCGCAGCCTGTTTTCCTGATCCTCTGTTTATCGATACCGAAGGAGGCACAAAGCATATAGACGTCGCCCGGCTTCCCGCGCCTACAAGCTGGACAATGCTGCTGGAACAGGTGCAGGAGGTCAAAAAGGAAAACACCTCTGTTTGTAAAACTCTGGTTCTTGATACCGCGGACTGGGCGGAGCAACTTTGCATAAAGCACATTTGCGATAAATATAAAAAATCCGGGATTGAGGATTTTGGATATGGAAAGGGCTACATTTATTTAAAAGAAGAATTCGGCCGCCTGTTAAACCTTCTGGAAGACGTGATAGAACGGGGAGTAAACGTAGCAGTGACCGCTCATGCAAAAATGAGAAAGTTTGAACAGCCGGACGAAATGGGAGCCTATGACCGATGGGAAATGAAGCTGGACAAAAATGTGGCCCCGCTGATAAAGGAATGGGCGGATATGGTTCTATTCGCAAACTACAAGGTGTATACCGTAAAAGACGAGCAAACCCAAAGGAGCAAGGCTCAGGGCGGGAAACGGGTTTTATATGCATCGCACCACCCATGCTGGGACGCGAAAAACCGCCATGGGCTTCCTGATGAAATGCCGCTGGATTACACCAGTATCGCGCCGTTTCTGAATAATCCCGGCACCTCCGGCGCCAATACCGCCACCGGCCAGGAGCGCGAAAACGCTTTTGCAGCGGTACAGGAAAAGCCAATTACCGCAGAAGACGATCTATCATTTGACGATATCGTTGACAGCGCTCAGGAGGATATTCCGGAAGGAATCCCCAGGGATCTGTATGATCTTATGCGGGCTAAGGAAGTAGCCCCTGTTGAGATTCAGCAGGTAGTAGCACAAAAAGGGCACTTTCCGAGAGATATGCCGGTCCGGGACTATCCGGAAGAATATGTCCGCGGAGTTTTAATCGCGGCGTGGCCGCAGGTGTGGGCCGCAATTGAAAAAAACAGAAAAGAAAATCTGCCGTTTTAAGGAGGAGCTTTATTTATGAGTGAGGCAAATACAGGACGCGCAATCGGCTGGGAAGACGAAATTGAGAACGACGGAACACAATGGGTTCTTTTGCCGGAAGGTGATTATCGTTTCCAGGTGGAATCCTTTGAAAGAGCGCATCATCCGGGTTCCGGAAAGCTTCCGTCATGTCCTAAAGCAGTTCTGCATATCCGAATCAACGCGCCGGAGGGCAGTTGTACCATTACGCATAATTTGTTTTTGTTCACCACCATGGAGTGGAAGCTCAGTGAGTTTTTCCGGTCTATCGGCCAAAAGCAGCACGGAGAAAAGCTGAGAATGAATTGGAGCGCGGTTCCGGGCGCTGCCGGCCAATGTAAAATAGGAATCCATAAATTTACCAAAAAAGACGGTACAGAGGGAGAATCAAACGAGATTGTAAAATTTTATGATCC